TTTTCAAACATAGTTGCCATATTAATCTCTTACTCCTAAAATTTTACGAATTTCTTTCTTTGCGTTAAACTCACCAGAGTGATAAACACACTCAAGCAATCCAACAATACCATAATATAAATGCTTATCTTTTATAGTAACATCAAGTGCACCACCTGAAGACCAACAGGAAAGATTGCAACTATCCCAGTCATCGTTCACGCCGCACGCTGTATTCTTCTTGAAGAAAGAAACCATGTATCCTGACTGGTGAAGAGTATGAGGGTTGTTTTGGTCGTCAATCATTAATCCACTCCGGAGGTTGCCTGTTGGTCCACTTGTGCATTTTAGCCTTGCCAATCTTATAATAATTCCGATAATTAGTCAAGGGGTCATTTGAAATTTTATATTCGTCAGCCATGGCCGAAGGCATTAGAGTCATATCATATTCTTTAAGATTATGTGGCGGAGACTGAAGCATATAGCTAAGATCGCCTTCTACTTTATGGTTCTTATTATAACGATGAGTGTACTCGTTTAATAACGCAAACATATGATCCGCGAGCCAGTTATAGTTTTCAACAGACTTGCGACACCAAACAGCAGAGGGATGATTGATGTGAGTTGCTGAATACAAAACTGGCTCGCGAGCATCTGCGAGAGTCCAACGCTTTACATTACGGCCAGTCGCAGATTTACCAAGATTTTCAACACCATCGAGCAAACGATGCGCAGTACAAAGAAGTTGCGCAGACTCAAGGATCATTTTGACAACATGCTTGTCAACCATCCACTGAGCAGCTTGTACTGGATCTTTATCAATGTAGAAAATGTTCATGCAGATACTTTCATTTCAAATTTATCGCCACGTTTCCATTTCTTCAATGCTTGGTCGCGGTGATAGCGGTTTGCTCTGTTGTAGAAAAGGATTCCATCCAAATGATCTAGTTCATGTTGAAATATTCTAGCAGTCATTCCCGTAAACTGTTTCGTTAACACATCGCCATTAGGCGTGCTGAATCTAACACGAATATGCTGCGGTCTAGTAATCTTAACTAATAACCCATTATAAGTCAAGCATCCTTCTTCAAGCTCTACATTAGCTTCTGATTTCCATACAATCTTTGGGTTAATACAAACGAAGTTTTCAGGAGCTCCTCTCATAGCAAAAATTCTATATGGGATACCAACTTGGTTAGCTGCAATACCGATTCCATTACTATCATGCATGAACTTGACAAGATCTTTAGCAAACTGCACAGGATCAAATGGAGCACTTAAAAAATTAAATGTTTTACAAGGAGTGGTTAATATTGGGTCATTATGATTTACTAACTGCATTACACTATCCTACTAAAATTTTTATGTTTCTCGAACTTTATGACCTTTTCAAACTTGTCGTAAAGCTGATCAGTTTTATGGCTTATTATAAACGTGTTTGTATCTGAAGTCAAGCTGTTTATTATCTTGAGGAACTCTTCTGTTCCATTAGAGTCTAAAGAACTGTCAAACACTTCGTCCATGATAAGAATGTTCGTATTGATAGAGTTTCTCAACTTAGCAATAGCTCTCCAAGTGAAAAGAATAGCAAGATTGATACGCATCTTTTCGCCTTCAGAGAAGGAAGCATAACTGAAAACGTCTCTATATCTTGATTTAATAGTCTCATTGAACTCTTCATCAAGTTCAAACTGACACATGAATTCCATTGAAGAGAGATATTTGTTGATCAGCTTATTGATTACGGGGATATACTGCTTGATAATCTTAGCTTTAATGCCGCCGTCTTTCAATAAGTTAGATGCGATCGAAAGTATGTTTCTTTCTTCCATAAGATCATAGTATTTTTCTTCTATGCCCTTTAAGCTCTTTTCTAGTTCTGGAACTTTATTGTTTTCTTCCTCAACGGTCTTTTTGTCTATGGTTTTTATTTCTTTTTCAAGAGCGTCACGATATTCAATTAGTGATGATATTTTTGTTTTAACTCTGCTGATTTCAAGTTTGTTGTGGTTGATTTCAGAGTGTATCTCGATCAGCTCATTAAGACGAGTGTTGACCTTTTCGTATTCTTTGCTGAGCATTTCAAGACCGTCTTGAATTTTTACAATCTCAGATTCTTTTGTGTTGATTGTTTCGTTCTTAAACTTCTCATCAATTTGCTGTTTGCAGGTTGGACAGTTATCATACTTGTGGAAAAACCCAACTTCTTTGTTCAAGATATTGAGATTTGCTTCAATTTGATGCCTCAATTGGCCCAGCTTATTAAGCTTCTTTGAAACTGTTTCCTCGTCAGCTAAAGAATTTTCGAGATTTTTCCGCTTGGTTTCATACTCCCAATATTCATTATTTAACTTTGTGATCTGATTATTGGTTTCTTGAATACGTGATTGTTTTTCTTCAATTAATTTTACATTATTGTTTTGTATTTCTTTTAAGTGTTCCTTAACAAGAACAATCTTTTCTTCTATCAATTTTTTATCAGAACTTGCAGATTGTATGTTTTCAGAATTGATTAGAACTTTGTCTTTCAACAGAGAGTTCATTGTAGTAAATATCTGAAGGTCTAAAAGATCTTCAATAATTTCTCTACGTTGATACGCAGTAAGCTGCATGAAGGGTTGGAATGTTGCAGAACCCAATACAACAACTTGACAAAACGATTTATGGTTTACTTTGATAATTTGCTTTTCGAGTATTTCCTGATAGTCTTTCATTTCTGCAGATTGATTCATAAGCTTACCGTTTTGGTAAACCTCGAAAAGGTTTGGCTTCATACCACGGACGATCTTATACTCGTTAGATCCAATAGAAAATTCAACCTCAACAATCAATTGTTTCTGTGTGATGGTATTAACCAATTGTGGCTTATTGATTTTTCTAAACGGCTTACTAAACAAAACGAATGACAAAGCAACCAGTAAAGTTGATTTACCAGCGCCATTTTCACCAACGACTAAAGTGGTATTACTGTTATTCAGCTGAAGTTCTGTAAAGATATTTCCAGTAGATAAAAAGTTTTTCCAACGTATCTTTTTAAATAAAATCATACTATACTAATAGCCTCATTGTATAAGTCGAATATCTTTTTAGTCAACTTATCTTTATTGATGTTTTTCATTTCATAGTTTTCGATATATTTCTTGAAAATATCAAGAGTCGATTCAGCTTCGTTAACTATGTCTTGATCATCTTCAAGATTCAAGTGTAAATTATCTTCGACTATTTGTATTTCTAGAGGATTTTCGCTTTCTAAATTTTCAATAAACTTATCGAACCAATAGTGGTTTGTTTTGTTTGTAACAATAACTTTAAGTATACAACCACGATATTGACTATAGTCTATCTTCTTTTGAAGAAAAGCATCATCAGCATCATTATACCAAACCTTTTTGAACATCTTAAAAGGATTTTCAATAAAGATTAGTTCCCTAGTTTCCGTATCGAATACATGAAAACCTCGTGGATCATCGAAGTCAGACCAAGTAAACTCGCCATGGCTACCAAGATAAACAATATGACCATCAGTGGACCTATGATGGAAATGCCCAGACATAACAATATCAAACTTATTGAAAAGGCTACGATCATCACCATGAGAGACAACAGACCCTTTAAACATTTCAAAGCCGCAGATCTCAAGGTGACCGAGGGCAATTTGGCTGGAGGTGGTTTTAATGGCATTTAGAACTTGCTCCCGATTATCATCGCAAATCCAAGGGATGAATAGAATAGGTACTCCACCAAAAGTGACAGATTCGGCATGCTTGGTGTAAGTTTTGAAAGAAGGGTATGCATTTTCAACAAGCTCCTTAATAGCGTTAACTTCATTTGTATTTTTATAATGAGTGTCGTGATTGCCAGCGATAAGATGAACTTCGAGATTGCGTTCTTTAAGTTTTTCAAGAAAGTCGACCCTCATTCTACGAGCAGTGTTTATGTTAATGTACTTACGCCTATCGACAAGATCACCAAGATGAACAACAGTGTTAATACCGTTCCTGTCAATATAGGGAAAAAAGATTTCATCAAGAAACTTTTTATTGTTGTCAAGGAATGCCACATTGTCGTTTCTTACACCCCAATGTGTATCAGTTATTAACGCTATCTTCATCATTCAACTCTTCTGAAAACACTTCAATCCCACTAAGTTTACTAGGTTTTTTAGTTTTAGTCAACTTATTTTCAAAGTTTCTAACCACTTCATCTGAGTATTCATTTGTTTTTAATTGACCTGTAGAATGCTCCCAATGTTCTTCTAACAAAACACTGTTCTCGTAATTCTTATGCTTAATATAAGTTTGCTTTTTCTCTTTGTGTATTCTTCTAATAAAAGCATTCCAAGCAATCTGTGTAAAGTAAGCGAATGGATTATTCGTTTTGTCAGGATTAAAATTATCAACTGCAGCAACACAATCAATTATACCATCCGAAATCATATCCTGTTTATATGTATATCCAGAAAAGTTTGGTTTCTTTGCCAGATTATTACAAATTAAAAGAATTGATTGACCGATGTACTCTGAAACCTTTGGTTTCTGTCTGCTTTCCTTAACTGCTTCTTCAACTGAGTTTTTATATTGAATCATTGCAGAATAAAGTGTCTTGTTATTGATATAATTTACTACTCGCTTTGCCATAAAATAGTCCTTTACTTAAATTCAAATTTGCGTATAATCACATGTGTCAATATGAATGCATTAGAACGTTAATGATACTTTGTAGATCTTGTAGTCGAACTTCTCTTCGTTGTAAACCTTAACACGCTCCATGAAGTGGAGCAGAGTATAATTTTTCTTAGTTTTCCATGTCATATCGTCAGCAATATCAAATAGAGTTGCTGACTTCTTTGTATCGCTTGTTCTAAGTCCACGTCCAATAGACTGTAGGTTCCTTACACGAGACTTAGACGGAGAAGCAAATATAACATTGTGAAGATTTTTAATATTGATGCCAGTGCTGAAAGTGCCAAAACTAGCCACAATAATCGCATTAGATTCTTTCTCGACAATTTCTCTTACCTTATCTCTTTCTTCACCATCGACGCCGCCGTGGATAAAAAATATTTTTCTATCTTTAGTTTCTTTCTCTAACTTATCGTAAAGGATTTTACCGTGTTTATCAACGAACTGAAAGAGAAGAAGAGTATTCCCATCAAGCGAGAGTACAAGATTTTTGATAAAGTTGTTACGTGCCTCGAGTCGAACGATGTAGTCGATTTCGGACTGGTAATCTCCAGCCCTCGCGATCATCTGACGAATCTCGTCTGGGTAAGAAAGCACGATAGCCTTGATCCTGAAATCGGCAAGGTGCTTCTGCTCGATGAGTTCTGCCGTTGTAGTTACTTTACGGACAGGACCAAACAAACCTTCAAGTACGAGCTTATGAGTTTGAGTGCCATCAAGTGTACCAGTAAAGCCAAATCTATATTGACAGTTTTCCAGTTTGGTCAAAATAGATGTTAGTGATTTGGCTTTGAAGTTATGAGCCTCATCGCCAATCACTACATCATATTGATCGAACCATTCTTTCGGTGCTTTGTAGATGCTTTGCCAAGTTGTTATCGTGACTTGGGCTTGCGACCTCTTTTCTTGCCCTGCGTAGATTTTGTGGATCCCGATGGTCCAGCTGGACCGTTCATTGCTGAAGGAGTTTTCGGAACCACTTCCGACCCTACGGCTCCCTGAGTCACTGCGTCTGTGATCTGATTGTTCACTGCAGTATCCGTACTCTTCGAAGTCGGATGCGAGTTGGTGAACCAAAGTCGTCGTAGGAACGATAATAAGCGTTTTAGCATTGTAATACCTCATTAATAGATAGATAATAAATGACTTGCCTGAGGCAGTCGGTGATAATAATAAAGCCCGACGTTCTCGTACTGCATGTACGAAAGCATCGAGCTGGTAATCTCTTGGTT